CGAAACATTAATGGGGGTCTCCATACTTGAGAGAAGCCCATCGTCGCCAAAAAGGATAACGTCGGCGCGGATAGGTCTTATAAAATTTTTCCAGTGGGCAACCCTAATTTGATTATTACCTAAAATGATAAGATGCTCCTCATTATAGGCCACCTTCGGGGTGTAGATTACTTTCAGGTTGGATGGATCTTCCTGATAATCCTTGCCTTTCCAGATGCCAATAATGGAATCGATCGGCCCCTCGCACAACCCGAACATGAATGATGCGGTGTAGGTGTAGGTGGTGTTGGTGATGGTGGCTCCCCCTCCCTTACCCCCGGATGTCTGGGATGTGGTGTGCGGGATCGCCTTGAAATGGTTGTACCAAATCAGATTGCCGGACAGTCGGGTCCGCCCGAACGCGATGGGAATAGCTGTTCCCTTCACGCTCGACTGGAAAGTGACCCCGTTCGCCCTTTTTTCTTCGGTATGGATATCGTCTCCACCACCAAACATCCCGCTCATGGTATCACCGACCAGAAAGAGTGGAACCGCCCGGCCAGGCGATGATTGGCGAGGGCGGAGATGATGACGCCGTTGCCGAGGTATGAATGGATGATTCCAGCCCCATCAGGAAGGATGAGCCCGCCATGGGAGACGCACCGACCAAACTTAAACAGAGCCAGATCACCCGGATCGGGCTGGTCCACCTTGCGGCCGTAGCGGGCAACGCCGTTGAGGTATCTTTCTTCCGACCGGTGCAGATGCCAATCATGGGAGTAGTCCGCATCCCCTATGAAGGTCAATCCGCAGGCATTATAAACCGCGATGATAAATTGAACGCAGTCCACGCCAACCCCCTTGGATCTGGCGTTGTGATGGTACGGTGTACCTATCCAGGTGCGCGCCTCTTCGATGATTTGCGCGCGGAGTTCTGCGGTCATATCGCCCTCTCCGCTTCCGGGATGAAAGGAAATCCAAGAAAATGCGGCAGGTTGCCAAATTTTGTCTCACATGTTGCCATCGTCTTGTCGCAGCCTGGGTAGGCTGTGAACGTTGCGCCCGCGACGGGGATTGACGGCAAAGGTGTCAGTAAATTGAGATTGCCTGGCGTGTACGACCGGACGGTGCGTCTGACCCCAGTCAGACCACCACTGGTAAACTCGACATACCCTTGACTGAAGTATCCTTTTGAGTTGGTCAGGCCGCACCGCAGGAGAGTGTCCGAGCTCCCCAACCCTACAGTTGCCGTCACCGCTTTTGTGGTGCGGTTCACCCCGCAAGCAGTCGAATACAGAGTGTGCAGGCATCCCGACTGCCATACCCGTCGGGGCATTTTTATGTTCAGCAAAAACAGAGGGCTGTTGATGGTGAGTTTTACCGAGCTTCTCGTGCTCTGAGCCTCTGCCACCTGCCCGAAAAACAATCCGACCTCCCCTATGATGGTCAGAGAGTCATCGAGGAATGCGCGAGAAAGTGTGACATCGGCACCATCCATCGCGCCCGCCACCACGGCCTGGAGCCAGGTGGTTCCGAGCAGGGTATCTGTTGGTCGGGGAGTCATATCCAGGTTTAGCGTATCCGTCTCGACGCCCAACACCAGCCGGATGTTTGATCGGGAGATCAACGGGCCGTTAGCCAGATAGCACCTGGCTCCCACCGTGATATTGATATCCGATGAGGTGTAGCGCAACACGGTGGTCGCATCTTTCAGGCGAAATTCATACAGATCGACCATGATGAATGTATTGTTTTTTCGGAGATGTTCTATGAGAGAGTCGGACGCCGTTTTCATATTTTTAACCCCATGCTTCCAACAAATTCAAGCGATTCCACCTTCCACAGCTTTGGAAAAAAACGATTAAGATCAATCGTGTCCTCTTTGAACCGGCACCGGTAATAGAACTCCCCGGACCAACTGAGGATGGCTCCGGCCGCCGGGGGGGAGGTAAACGAGACCAGGCCATCGTCTTTCAGTGTGTACGCGGGATGGGTGGTTGTCCCGCCGAGCACAGCCGCGATGGTTGTGATGTTTTTCGGGGTGCTGATCGGCTCTGTGAAGGGAAAGCCACCGTTAAACCCGAAAGGGCGCGTCAGTTGAAAATCTTTTTGCACCCCATCTCCCGCACCAAAGGGAGCGTCTGTGCAAACATGGTCGGTGGGATCGAGAAATCGGAAGGCTCTGAATGCCCCGCCAGCGTTGAGAAAAAAACCTTGCAGTGCTTCGTATTCGTGGTGCCCGTTCTGCCCTTCCGCCCGAAGGTATTTAAAATTGAGTTTGAACCGCCACAGGGGGTATATGCGGAACAGACCACGCACCTCACAGCCGTTGGCCGACGTGTGAATGGATGTGGAGAATTCCGGCGTTTTGGAGGATTCATAACTTAAGCCGGGAAGGTCGACAGGGAATACGGGCAGGGTCATCTTGACACCCTCATCCCATTACGCCCCATGCGTTCGACAGCAGGGACGATATTATGGGCGTTCCTCTCCATAAAGTCACGAAACCCGCGTTTATCTACAGCGTTGACGTTTACCTGGTAGGTGTTGCCACCACTTCCCGCAGCCCCCGCGCTCCCTGCGGCACCTGCGGGCCACATACCCCCCATGGCCCAGGAGCTCAGGAGCCGGATGGTGTTGGCGTGTTCGGCGGGCAGGACCATCTCCCGCTCGTGCAGTTTGGTCATAGGGTTGATACCGGCGGGGACATCAAAACCACCCTCCGCTGAGAAGACATTATTCGCCAGCGCAGCCACGGTGGCGAAGACGCCAGCCGCAGCGAACGGGGCAAAAAATGGCCCAACGACGGCCTCGAGCCACGCGTATGCACCCGCCATCGCCTCCCATGCGGATATCATAATGCTTTTTACAGCCAGCGCAGCGCGAGCCAGGAACCCTACGCCTGCTGCCGCTGTTTTCCCCCCTTCCACTGCGCCAGCGACCGCACCCTCAGTTGTCTTGGCAGTATTAACCGCTGCGGTTTCCGCTGTTTGGTTCGCCACGCGAGTCAGTCCGAACGCTTTGCCAATCGCGGTTTTTGCCAGCTCTTTTTCCCCCCACAGAAACACCTCCTTTGTCACATAATCGGTCAGTTGGCCAGTCATAGTGTTTAGCAGGTTTTGGCCGACCTGCTTGAGGGTGGTTGTGCGCGTTATCAGCCCGGCCAGCGACGAGCTGAGAGAGGATTGAATGGGGCCAACAATGGAAAGAAATACTTGCCGAGACTGGATAGCCAGATCGTTGCTGCTTTTCTGGATCGCATTGTTGTGACCTATGACAGCCAACCGGATATCGTTTTTCAGCCTTTTCTCTTCCGTGCTGCCCTTCCTTTTCAGCTCAAGCTCTGCATTCATGGTGCGCATGGTGTTCTGGAAGCTCTGTTCTTCCAGCACCTGTTTGGCCTCCATCACCTCCCTGGCCGACATGATCTCCATCTCCTGCTTGAAGCGGAGAGCATCATGTTGGTCGGCGATGCGCAAATCCTCCGCCGATTTTTCAAAACCGATTCGTAGGGAGGTAAACTCATTCATTTTTGCTTGATGTTGGCGCGCTTCATTTTCGATGACACGACTGGCGCGCATATACTGAATGGACTCATACCCATAGGCATCACCAATCTCTTTGGCGGCCTTTTTGGCAATATCAATCCGTTCCTGACTGCCCGCCGACGCCTGGTCCATCTCCTCGCGCAGGGCCTCCAGGCGCATTTCCAGGGTGTTATGGGCTTGTCGCCGGTGAATCTGGTACAGCTCATGATCGATAGAGGCCAAATCCTTGGCAGACAGGCCAGCGAGCCGCCGTTTATTTTGCCAAAAAACCTCTTCCATCTGGAGGGTTTCAGCGAAATAACTGCCAGACGCCTCTTTCTTCTGTGTCAGCTCGGCACGAAATTCCTGGATGCGGTCTGCGCTCGCACCACCTTCTTCCTTTTTCGGGGTGGGTTTGGGGGTGGGTTTGGGAGGATGATCTTTTGCCGCCAGAGCCGCAATCCCCGCATTCGCCCTCTCCCTGGCAAACCGATCTGGGTCGTTCGGGTCGGGTTTTAACTCCCCGCTTGGCGGAACGCCTGTGGGGTAGGGGATGACGGTTTGTTGATTTTGCGGCAGGAAATACTTGTTGTCCAAGTCGTTGAACGCCTTTTGCAGATTTCTGAGGGCAGCTATTTGCCTGTTGATGCTCTCTGTGGTGACATCTGCATCCCTGCCCCACAACTGCAACACCCTGCCAGCCTTGTCCAGGCTTTGGATGACCGCATCCCACGGTGCGACCTGCTGATTTTTCTGCAGCTTGTCCAGGTCGTTGTAGGTTTTGACGACACTATCTCTGTATCTTTGCAGCGCATTCACTGCGGGTGTGATAGATCCGTCCCACATGGCCAGAAGAGGGCCAAACAGGGCCATCTTTTGCAGATATGCGTCGGTTGGTGCTTGAAGATTGGTCAATGCACGCAACAGGTCGGTCAGTGCCGTGACTGCGGCTGTCGTGGCAGGTTCGAGCCCTCTGCCCAGACTGATACCTAACGCCTCTGCGGCTGAAGAGAGGTTGCGCATGGCTCCCCCCAGGCCACCTTCCATCTCCTTGGCTGCATTTTTGGCAGCCAGCCCGGCAGAATCTATCCGACCACGCACATCTTCCAGCGCAGTAATCCCCCGATCGAGTACGGCAATCATCGGGCCAGCATCCTCCTGCCCGAAAATTTTCATGAGCAGGTCGTTCTTGTCGTCACCAACCGCCTTGAATTGCCGGAAAATATCAATCAAGTTGATCAGTTTCCCTCCGGAAGCTGTCACGGTAACGCCCAGTTTTTCCAGCGCATCCCTGGCCTCTTTGGACGGATTGACCAGACGCATCAGGGCCCCCCGCAGGGCGGTACCGCCGCGTTCGTTCTTGATGCCAGCGTCCGCCATGACGCCCAATACAGCCGTCACATCACGCAGGTCAGAACCGACGGCCTTGGCGATTGGCCCCACATACGAAAGGGCCGTTCCCAGCCCGGATACGCTCGTGTTAGTGTCTGTGGCGACACGCATCAGCACGTCACTGATGGCTGACAGGTTTTTTGCCTGAAATCCAAACCCGTTCATGATCTCCACGGCAATAGATGCGGCCTCCTCCAGGCGGGTGGAGGAGGCCGCCGCCAAATCCAGAATGGCTGGCAGTGCCGTCATGGCCTCTTCTGCCTTCAGTCCGGCTGTGGCGAGCACATTCAACGCCCCGGCAGCTTCCTGGGCCGTAAAGCGCGTCGTTGCACCCATATCCTCCGCAAGCTTGGTCAATCTCTCATACTGGAGGCCCGTTGCATCGGTCGCAACCTTGACGCGCCGCATCATGTCGTCAAACGAGGCAAAGAGCGACAATGCCGCTCCGACGCTCCTGCTCATGGCGTATGCGGCCGCCGTAAACGTTGCGCCGGATGCGGCCACGGCAAAGATCGACGAGCCCGCTCCAGCAGCCGCAGACCCCAACTGCCCCAGATTCACCTGCAACCGCGATGCATCCGTGTTGACGGCCCGCATCCCAATACCGGCACTGGTCAGGCTGTCGCGAAGACGGTTGACCGCATCACTACTTGCCCGGTTGCTGATGCTCATGCTGGCACCTCCGGCAGTGGCTGTGCCGGTCAACCGGGTAAACTGTTGCTGTGCCTGGGCTGCTGCCCGCACAAACTGGTCCGCGTTCATCCGCAGGACGAATTCCAGGTTGCGGTTTGCTGTTGTCATCTTGTTTCCCTATCCATCATTTCCCCACACCCAGATAGGCCGCCACCAGGCAGTGGGTGGGTGGGAATTTTTCCCAGTACCGATTGAGAGCGGCTAGGCGGGGCAGCGTCATAAACTCGTCGATATATTCCCACGTCCAACCCGGAAAGCACATCAGGAGGTGGGAATATATCTCACCCCAGTCTAAGACGGCTGCCCCGCCGCCGCTTCCTTTGCGGTCTCCATCCCCGACACCGACAGGACAGCATCAAAAGCCCGCTGGAAATTGCTCATATCGAGCATTTCCCCCACATCCTCCTCCGTCAGATCGGGATAGTTGCGGGAGATGGATGCGTGGACAATCTTGGTGATGGCCGTAAACCACTCAGCCGAGGGTTGGCCGGAAGCCACCGTCTTAAAGTAAGGATCGAGACGTTGCAGTTGCAGAAAATTCAGTGGCGGGAGTGTCAACTCCAAACTGCCAAACGCAACGAGGATTCCCAAGATAAGGGGGTTTACCGCCACGGGCGGGGACTGGTTCATCTGCTGTTCTCCATAAAAAGGTTGGCTGACACCGCCCGGAAACGGTCCGGGCGGCTTGAGGTTGTTTTTTATATTGTCAGGAGTGAAAACCCCTATGGTTACGAGAACCGAATGGTGCCGAACTGGCTCATTCCGGGCGGTCTGTTCTCGTCTTTCAGTACGCTCCCATGGAGGGAGTATTTGCCAAAGCCCTTGGTGATGAATGGCATACCGTCGGCCGGCGAGAACTTGACCCGATACATCTCGAACTCCAGAGGGGAGCCCTGTGTTGCAAAATTGGTCCCGGAGAAAATGACGCGGTACTCCTCCTGGTTCATCTCCTCCATCAGCGTCTCGATTGCCGTATGGGCCGACGTCGTGAACGAACAGGAGACGGGTGTGCCGGTGGCGGCGATCTTGGTGCAGGAGGGCTGAATGGTCACGCCAACGGACTCAACCTGGAAATCGGAGTCGGATAACTGCTTGGTCCCCATGTCCGACCACTTCAGGGTGGCACCATCCGACGTATCCGTGCCATCGGTCTTCCAGGTCGGTTCTGCGCCACTCGATGTGCCAGCCACCTTGCATTTATAGAAATTGGCACCCGCCGTAGGCTTGACAATCTGCCCGACGGTGTAGGTCGTACTCGCCACCCAGGTGGACGGATTGACCGTGATCGTGACCCCTGTCGGGGCAAACCCCAATGGCAGCAAGCAACCGGAGTAGGCGGTGTGATCCTGAGATGCGACGGTCGTAGCCGCCACATCTGAAACCACCCCCCGCATGGCCAGGGCGAGATTTTCCGGGCTGAAGCTGGCAAACTCCATCTCCAGGGTAACGGATTCAATCATGGAAACTTCGTCCGCCACCCCGCCCCCGCCCTCATAATTTTCAAGCGTCTCCTTCTTCTCCCTGATCTTCAATTCCACCTTGGCGTGCTGTCCGGTCGGGCGAATCCCCCCGCCAGAAACCAGCCCCAGAAATACCTTCCCCTCCCCGATGTGCGATCTTTGCGACGTTTGGGTAGCCATGCTACATTTCCTCCCCTTCTGTCTGGATATCACTCGCATATGCGAGCGGATAGAGTGCGTTTTTTTCCATATAGCTCGGTCGTGGCGAGCTGATTTTGCGTAGCATGCCCAAACCGGGGCCGGGCCGCCAACCCTGCAACGCCCTGTTGATCTCCCACAGGATCGGCCCGGCCCGATCCATATCCCCGTGGGCGGGAGTGGCATAGTTTTTGGTGGCCAATACCACCAGCCACCGCTGCGTCACCAGTTGCAGATACCCTTGATTACCCTCCTCCCCACCCGGAACAGCCTCCCCATCGTACAGCACATAGACGCAGGCGTCCGACACCCGCCCCTCCTCCAGGAGGTGCAGATCCCGTGCGGGCAGGATGTCACCCAGTCCCTCGATCTGCGCATCCTGCAACCGCTGCATGATGAGGGGCAGCAAGGAAAAATAGTTGCCGGTGGCCATCAGAATCCCTCTCTGTCAGCGAAAAACGAAACGCCTGGCGTTGTCCTGACCACATCTCCGCCTGCGCTGGCCGGATCCGCAGCCAGGACGATCTGGCCGCCTGCCACCTGATCCAGCCAACGCAGAGCGTCCTGGTAACGAGCGTGCGCCGCCTTGTCGACGGAGTCGTCATCCATGGCAAACCGGGCCAGATCCGCACATATCCGCACCAAAGGGCTTCCCGCAACCACTCCCGCCGCCAACGGCAATGGGTAGCGGCGGGAGAGGTAGGAATCCATTTGTTTAGACGCCTCACCCAACACAAACAGGATCCGCATCAAACAATGGTCTGCCGCGTCCCGCTCTGCCGCCGAAAATGCCGACCGATCCCCGCCCGTGCAGGTCAGGCGCAAAAGCTCGCCTGTGACGTGCACCGAGACGGGTATATGGTCCGGCCTGGAGATCCCGGCAATCTCGGACGGCCCGAACAGTTCCAGCAGGTCATTGGGAGTGGCATACATCGTCACGCCACACCACGAATCAGGACCCCGCCATCGGGACCAACAATGACCGGCTTACGCTCATAGGTGACCGGATAGAGCCAACTATCAACATTCCGCTCCAGGTACGCGGACTCCACAAGCGGATTGCCGGTCAACACATAAGTGTACCCATAGGCAGGCGTCTCCTTGCCAGCCCCGTTTTCCGGGATATATGCCAGGATGGCGTCATTGCCCCACACGTCGTGCGAGGTTCCATCCTCATCCATGTAGATGGCCTCCCCCACCACGACCCGTTTCAGGTTCCACTGTGCGGCCAGCATTTCGGCGGTGATGGATGCGCTGGTGGTGTATTTGAGTTTTTCCTCAATCTTGGGATGCTTTTTGGCGGCATTGAACGCGGAAGGGCCAAGCAGTAACGTGTTGGGATACCGACCGATCGACGCCCGCACGGTCTCCCGGCCGCCATCAATCACATCCATGGGATTGGACCCGGCATCGCTCCATTTGTCTGTCCCGGTCAGTGTGATCACATGGGAGGCAGAATACTGCGTTGGGTCCCGTGCCAGGGGGGCCTGCTCATGCTCAGCCCCCAGCAGGATCACATCCAGAACGGTGGCCACCGCCCGACTGCCCATATCCACTCCCGGCCCCCTGGATGCCTCCTGGAGGTGTTCCGTAGGCACCTTTCCTTCCAGACGATGCTGCACCAACGCAAACGGCTTCCCTTCATAGCCAATCGTAATCTCCTGCACGACAGCACCAGGAGCGCGGGCGGTGTTCACCAAACGGAAGGCCGTTTTGTCAAACTCGATAATCCTTCCTGCCCGCAGCGGGACGGTGACGCGGGGAAACAGGGTGTCGCCCACCAGGGAGGCATTGCGATAACCGATGGAGATAGTGGTCAAAACCGGATCAACGACCCGGACTTGGGTGAGATTCATAGGCATGATGATGTATCCTTCCCGGATCAACGCCGGAGCAAGACTTGAATGGTAGAGCCTGCACCGGAAGCGGATTCCATTGCATCTCCGAAGACAAATTCCGGCAGATCGGCACCGATCAGGAGCGCGCCATTGGCCGCCGTGGAGGTGACGGGCGTGGCACCCGCCCCCACCCCCAGATTGCCCGTGGCCGGGATGGCCCGCCCCTGGGTGTCGGTGATCAGGGAATCCCCCTTGCTCACCGCAGCTCCGGTCGTGACCAATACAATGCCGCCGATATTCACGGTCGCCTGGGTCAGGTTCGCTGTGTCAAACTCAGACACCCCCAACACTTTTTCCCCCTTGGTGGTGGCTTGCGCCCCGGCAAAGGTGACCAGCCTGCGCTGTGTTACGCTCCCGGATGCGGTGACAGAGATGGCGTGAAAGACATGACTCGTGATGCTCATTGGCCAGCACCTCCCTCAATCGCCCGGACGGCGGTCACAAAATCCGTGTTGTTGTTTGCCGCGTAGGCGACGGCCTGCCGCAACACCTTCTCTTTATCGGGATCGACCTTGTAGCCTGGCGGCAGTGGAGTGAGGGAAGTAGCAGGCAGATCTCCCGTCGCTGCGGCATGCTCGCCATAGGTGACCTGTTTGGGCAGGGAGGCGAGAAGATCTTTCAGCCACTCCCGACTGGGGCGTTGTACTGTCTGCCCCTCCTCGGCAAAGGAGATCTGTCCGTCATCCCCCATGGTCGCCATGAATGCCACCAGGGGGGCCTTATGGCGCGGAAGGATTTTCCCCCCTTTGACCAACTCCTCCGCGAAGGCGGCATCCTCTTTGGTGCGGGCGGCCGCCTGAGTCGCCAGGAATTTTTGTTCCTTTTCGGCAAAGGCGGCCTCCTTTTTGATAAGCTCCTGCTGCGCCCGGGTGATCGCGTCGGGATCGGCGGCCGCAGGCGGCGGTGTGGTTTCCGGCATAGTCTGCTCCTTTTGGGTGGTGGGTTGAAAAACTTCAGAAAACTCCAGCGTCACCACCCCTTCCTCTGTACCGGCAAACGCGGCATTGCCCAACCCTTTGACGGCAGGGGGTTGTGCACCGAGAAAGCCGACGTGGCGCAGATAGTAGGTGCCTGGCGTGGGGTTGGTGGGTGCGTTGGGTGTGTAGAAAGAGGCGGAGAGCTTTTTGAACCGCCCTGCGTTGACCATTTCTGCGAAGGCGGGATCCACCTGGTCTGGCGTGGCCAGCAGCAGGCCCCCTTGAAACGCCAGTCTTTTCACCCAGCCCCAGGCAGGGCTGTCGCTGGCCGGATGGCCCACCACCAGGGGGGCCTCGTGCAACGCGGGGTCGTAGGCCGCCGCAGAGGCCAGCAG